CACACACGCCAATTAAAACTTTTTTGAAAAAAGTTGTACAAAATAATTGCATACATAAATATGCCATGGTATATATAAGTATACTCAATAAAGAGTAACAAACAACAAACGAGGCACAAAATGACATTAAACCAAATCCAAAACCAAATCGTAAAACTATTAAAAAATGAATTGAATATCGTTGCAGATGAATTTGATGTAACTTTTATGGCTGATGGTTCTTTTAATATCACATTGTACACAGAGGATAACAAAGAAAGAGATATCGGATCAATGATTGCTATTCGTTCATATTTCCTTAATTTGGGTGCAAAAATTGTTAGTGAATTAGATGTATATGAAGATTTAGAAGATGGTTATATTGGTACATTTATTGGTATCAAAAAGTAACAAACAACACGGGGTACCAAACGGTGCCCCATTTACATACGAGGCAAAACATGAAAACAAACCAAACCAAATACAACCGTTGTAAAGTGGAAATATTGGATACACCGCGCACCCGTGTAACCCCCCGGAATGAAACGATTACACGCACACATGCCGCATACGCATGGGTGGCCGGCGAATGGGTGGAAATTGGCGCGTATGAAACGGCCGATATTGCCCACGAATGGGCGCGCAAATACGATACCAACAACAAATTGTTTAACGAGTTCTTTAACAGTGCGTTGTATTATCGCAAATATCCAGTGGTAGAATTTTAATCAACAACACGGGGTGCCAAACGGTGCCCCATTTCCATACGAGGCAAAACATGGAACCGATTACGATAACAAAACAATTAACACGCGTACAGGCGTTGGCATATCTGGATGTTTTACGCATTTTGGATCAACGCCACATTACAATGGTGTTGCAAAATGTTCAAATGGATGATGGCCCCAAATCGCTTGTAATTCGTTACCACATGCATTTGGGTTGGATGTGGAATACATACCGAGGTACAAAATGAACGATCAAACATTCCAATGTTGGTTAAATTCCAAATTACAGAAAGTGGAAATTACGCGCACGGCGTTTGCCAAAATTGCCGGCGTTGGGTATCAAACGTTGCACCCATGGCGTTTGGAACAATACGATCCAAACATTAAAACATTGTTGTTGGTGTGCCAAGGCGTTGCCAAATTAACCAAACAACCAATCGATGTGGTACTATTAGAGGCCATCCAGTTTACAACCGCGTACAAAAACATGACAAACGAGGCGCAAAATGAGTAGATTACACGAAATTATTGAACAATCCGGCCACAAGATCGATCGCACGTATTGCCCACCCACGGGCCATTTACCCACATGGATGTTGTTAAATCGTACCCCGGCCAAATTTGATAAAGAGGGTGAGATCAAAGAATACCCACGCGCGCCATATTCACGGCACAATTTGGCGATTATTCTTGAAAACGATCCCAAATACAAATCGTTGCAATATTGCCAACATTCCGATCGCATCCTGTTCAATGGCAAAATGTTAGAACCGGCCGATCTTCAAGAAATGGCGTTAGATATGGAACGTGATTACAGATTCAAATGTAAAGATCCCGATTTACGCGGCGGCATTGTGCGCGTTGCATATCAAAATGTAACGGAACCCGTAAAGGAATGGCAAAACGCATTGGCACCGTGGGATGGCGAACGGCGGATATTTGGGATGTTTACCAAACATTGGGGCGTTGATGAACCGGCCACCGAGCGCGAAAAAAAGTTTGTTGCAATGTTGGCCGTGCGTTGGATGGTTTCATGCGTTGCACGCATCCAACAACCGGGTTGCGATATGCACACGGTGTTAACATTGGTTGGCCCAAAAGGGATGGGGAAATCGAGAGGGTTACGGGCGTTGTGTGGCCGCGATTGGTTTAGTGATTCCAACATCGATATTACAACAAAAGCCGCGTACGAATTGTTGCACCAATCGTTGGTGTGGATTTGGGAATTAGCCGAAATGCACGCCTTACATGGCCGTAGTGCCAACAATGCCAAAATGTTTTTAACCAGTGCGGCGGATCGTTATCGGCCAACGTATGGCACAACGCCCGTACACCGCAACCGCCGCACGGTATTTGTTGCTACAACAAACGATTACCAATTTTTAAGCGATGGGCCAGAGCGGCGTTTTTGGCCGTTATCCATTGTGCGTAAAATCGATGTGGATTGGATTACAGAGAACCGCGATCAATTGTGGGCCGAGGCGTTGCACTTGTACAACATGGGCACCGAATGGTATTTGCCGCCATCGGATGAACAAACATTGGAAGAAATGCAACAGGGTTACATAATCCACGATCCATGGGTGGCCGCCGCATTATCGGTTTTAAAATCCGATGACCCATCACGATTGGCCACAACCGATGCCATTATGGATGCGTTGGAAATTCCAACACACCAACGTAACACGGGATATTCGCGCCGTATATCTCAAATATGCCGCGATTTGGGATACAAGGATAAACAATTAACCGGTGGCAAACGTATTTGGGTACCAATGTAACGTTGGTTTGTTGATAACCCAATCAATTGGCTATATTGTACCCATCCAACATTGGAGGTATGATATGGCCAAATTGGTTTTTTTGGATACAGAAACAACGGGATTGGATCCCAATCGCCACGAAATAATTGAGATTGCAACGATTGTATGGGATGGTGTAAACCATCGTTGTTGGCAACGTTTGATCTATCCAACACACATTGGCACCGCGGATCCGATTGCATTGAAGATCAACAAATACAATCCAGATAAATGGGCCAATGCACCCGAATTTGGTGAGATAGCAAACGATTTGGCACAACAATTAAACGGTGCCATTGTTGTTGGCCATAACGTTGCATTTGATATGGCATTCATAAACAAGCATTTTAAGCGTTGCAACATCGATGTGCCACGGGTACGTTGTGTTGATACCATCACGTTGGTTTATGAGCATTTACGGCCCATTGGTTGTACTGGTTTGTCAATGGATAGTGTACGCAAATATTTGGGATGGACAGAACAAAACACCCATACGGCAATGGTTGATACAATGGATTGTTTCAGATTGTACAAATTGTTGTGCCGTGCATCGGTTTGGCGGCGGTTTACTATTTGGTGCGGTTACATTTGGCGTAAATGCAAAACACGGTTACAATAATGTTGTGGGTCGGCCCAATCTAGGGATAACGGCACACTGATCTTTAGTGGAACATTTTCAAAGAACAACAGAACCCCAACGATCTAACGGTTGTTGGGGTTTTATTTTGCCGGTGCCAACGGGCCATAACATGAAATAACACCGAATAACAGCAAATAACACAACGCCAAATCTTCTATGTTATCCATTCTATGGGCGTTATAGAGAGATTTATACTAAAATAACATAACTTTTTTAGTAAAGTATAGAAAAAAAAATAATTATATTTAGGGGAATGGATCACATGTTCATGTTACAAAACCAACAACGTGCCGTTGGTGCCGTACGTATAGCCGAATTTCGTGCCGTTATTTGGTGTTATTCCATGTTATTTGGCGTTACGTTGTGTTATTCGCCGATCTGTTTTGCAATACGTTTGGCCCATCGCATTGCCGGTGTACCACCCCATAACGCCCACGCGATCGCCATTTTGGTTGTTTGATCTTTGCGTTGTTGTTGGTTTGCTTCTGAATGGCGTGCAAACCATGCAACCATTAGTTGGATTTGTTCATCATCCACACGGCCAGATGCCAAACGGCGCGCCGTACGTATTCCCGTACCCGGTACCCGATCGCCATTGGATTCAGTTCTATACGCGGCACGTTTTGATATTGGTAACGATGCGTTGTAATCCAACGCACGGTTGGCAATTATTTGTATCTCACGTGGTACGTTATATTGTGCCATGTATCCCCCGGTATGGTATATTGTATATACAATTGTAACACATACCGTTGGATGCATATGAACGCGGCCCAATTAAAACAATACGAGATATCTAGAAAAATAATACTGTTAATGCGTGAGGGATACCCCCAACGACAAGCGGCGGCAATTGCCATACGGATGTGGAACGATGGCGAATTAAAATTAGCAAGCCCGGCGGCGGATAAAACGGCGTTGGATAAACGCAAACGCGAATGGAAACGCGAACGAATGAGGGGCACCAAATGATTAAAACAAAATTGATTGTTGCACCATTTCAGGCCAACCCAAACAAATGGACAAAACGTGTAATTTGGTTGCACAACCAATTGGTACAAGATCCAACGTTGGTACAATCCGCCGTGATATCAACACACGCAAACATATTGGCCGGTGCATACGGTAATGATTTGGATTCCACCGAGCGAAAAAATGGTATGCGCAATACATTGGCATTGGTACAAGCAACCGCGTTGGGTTACAAAAACGAACTGTATGTAATCACATTCGATAACGGCACGATATCCGATGGCGTTGAAAAGGAATTACAAACGTGGGTGGATATCCGATCCGATCTAGAATTGGATCTGAATATGTACGCCGGCACGTGGCAACACTGGTTGGATGAATTCAAACAATAACGAGGCAAACATGAATACATTTGGGCAAATATTGCGGAAATTGATCCGCATCCATACACCATACACCATACACGGTTGGGCAATTGATATTGGCTTCCCCAAAACGATTGTGTACCATTGGGCCAACGATCTATATTATCCACCAATGGATCGGTTAATCATTATGGCGGAATATTTTGCGGATGTATCCGGCAAACCGTTTACCGAATTGTTGGCAATGTTTTGTGTTGTACATCCATTGGCCCAACAAATCACCCAACGGCGGCGTGCAATTGCCGCCCATCCCTAGGGCATGGGGCATGTGCGTGGGCCTACCCCCCCCGGCACTGCCTGTAC